TGCCAGTCACGGCATGGGCAGGTTTGGTACTCGTTGTAGAAGCGGTATCCATCGCCTCGTTGATATGTAGCACCACCACGCAGGATGGTTGCCAGTTCATTTACCAGTGTTGTGAAGTTTATCTTCATCATTATCTCCTCGGTTTCGAATGTGGTGTGAGAGGGCACACCACTAACCCATAAGAATCGGGTCACTGTGACCCTGTTCATTACCCTATGTCGTTGTTAGCTATGCGCTTGGTCAGTATGGCCAAGCCCTTTAGCAGTTTGATTGCCCTCACTTTGTTTGAATGCAGGGGCATATAGCTATGCTTGATGACAAACCATCCGTGGTCGAGTACCTCGACTGTTGTCGTTCCGCCCTTGACTGCCATCCACGCATTAGCGTAGCTGTCAGCTAGTAGCTGCTTTTCTTCTTGATTCATTTACTTTCTCCCTCTCTTTACTTCAAAGAACCCAAGCCATTGAGTGCCCTCGACTTGGGGTTGGAACATCTTGATGCCGTACTGTGCATCGTGCGCCACAGGTACAAGGAACAGGTTGTATGAATACCCATCCTTGTCCATCAGCTTGAGTAGCTGGCGCAAGTCCCGCTCAGGTGTAGTCGTTGCCCATTGCGCTACGCTAGAAGCGTAGAAGTGTTGTGCTGGTTCTCTCATGTTATGTCTTCTCCTGCGTTTATTTCTATGTAGTTGTATTCCTCAACGAACTCGGCATCCACATCTATCGTTGTGAATCGGTCTCCTTCTACCCATAACTGCACATCTGCGTCAGCGGGGTATTTCTTTAGCTCTTCAATCAGTTCTTTAACTGTCATTCTGTTTCTCCTCAAAATCTAAATCAACACCAACGAAGTACAACAACCTGTTGTCCTTCAACCTCAGTCGTGTGTAGTTGTAGCGTGGGTCATCGCAGTTCTCGGTGTTGCCTTCCAACTTAGCACCGACTAGCTCTTCAGCACCGATGTAGTGCTCACCTACGTAGTGCTCATGTTCAAGCACATCCTCAAACGCAGGGATAGCAAGCCCATCCTCTGCTAAGTCATCTCTCATTCTTGCTTTCATTCTGTTTCTCCTTGAAGTTCTACATAGTCAGGCGCATCATCTCTCTCGAGCACCCGCACTTCTTGTCTTGTTGCTCTACACAACTCAGACGCAACGCTGTTAACTAACTTCATGAATTCATCTTGCTTCATGTGCTCATCGAGGTTGTTCAATGTGGCAAACAAAGCAAGGTCGCCATCGTCACGCATAAACCCAATTGATACTGTCTTCATTCTGTTTCTCCTTTACATTCAATAACTACCAACATAACCTGCATCCCTAACAGGAACGCACTACCTAGACCCATGAACATCCATAGATATCCACCGCCTTGTTCCATCATCTGATTAGCGCCAAGCGCCATTGCGTTGTAGAGCACGAGGCTCAGGAATATGTGACTCAATACAGCTTTTGCTCTCATTTGCTTTCTCCTTGTGGTGTTGTTAAATAAACTGTCTGCTCTTTGTCGGTGTTGCCACAATGTGGGCAAGCGTCAGGTGAATCTTGCTCGTTCCACACATGGTCACACTTAAGGCAATGCACTTGTTCGTCTTTCATTTCATCCTCTCTTTCGTATCAGCGTTGATGTCTACATACCAGTCGATGGGGTCAATCTCTGTCACGGGGTGTCGCTCGCCGTCTACCCACACAAACACCTCGGACTCAGGGTCTACTGTTTTCAGTAGTGCTATCAGTTCGTGTACTCTCATTTGTTTTCTCCTTGTGTTAACTCCTCGGGTATCTCGACTTCATCGCCGAGCTTGCTTGCTACATAGCACCGCATGGCAGCTTCAAGTAGCGTCTTTCCGTAGTACCTCTTCGCCTCTGTGTCGTTGGCGAAGTCGTAACTGCCTTGAGCAATCCAGTCACCGCCGTTTGTACGCATCAGCATTGGCACCTCCCGCTCAACAATCGCCCCGCCTTGCCACCAGCTACTGCTGGGGCTGTATGTCCAGTCCACAAAGTGCGCGACTTTAGGGTTCTGCACACGCACAACCCACCTATCGTCTGACCCATCCGCGAGATACGCTTCCTTGTCCCAGTTATCGGGTCTACCCAAGCGTGGGCGGTACACCTTGTCACCTTCGGCTTGCGCCACCGCCCAGTTAAGGGCGTGTCCTGTCAGTTCACTTACTCTCATTTCTTTTCTCCTTATGCTTGTTCAGTTACAACTCTGCCGTTCTCGTTCAGCGAGAGTACGAAGTCGGGGTACTCGACAACCTCGGCACGGCTTGGCGATATGTGTAGCGATGCATCTATTGCCTGTCCATACTGCGCCAACTCGTTGGCTACACGCCTGTACTCGGCGACTGCGTCTCGCTTGCTGGCAAAGCGCAGGGCTTCCTCAACAGTGTCCATACCTATTCTCAAAAACCAATACTTGTTCATTTCTTTTCTCCTTCGGTTACGAATGTCAGGCTAGGTTCGGGGTGGTGCGCGGCATCGCCTGACGGAATGCCACACATAAATCGGGTCACTGTGACCCGAAATTCAGTACAACCCATGCCAAGTGGTAGGCACAGGCTCGTTGTCGTTTAATCCCTCGATGGTGGCGAGGGCTTTCTTTAGTTTGTCGACCTTTGCTTGCGTGTCCTGCGTTGGACATAGGGCATGGTCTTGGTTTGCGTGTAGCAGTTCCTTGGTCGTGCGGTTGACCAGTCTGCGCTTGCGCTTGTCGTGTATGTCGGCAGTTACTACCCGCTCAAAGGGTATCTTGCGTCTTGCCTTGGCTGTGTGTGGCACGGCATCAAACAGCTCAATGATGCGGTTCTTGATACGCACAGGGATGAAGTCAGACCAGTGCAACCCTCGGTTGGGTAGGTTCTTCTCGGTGGCGTAGGTTGAGGGTGTGAATTCACCGCTGTTCTTGATACCGCTGATGCGGTTATGTAACTCAGCCAGCACCACGGCATACGCCTCAAACGCCTGCACCCTAGCATCGGTGTCGTCATCCGCTTTGTACTTGAGGGATGCCCTCACATTCCTGCGCTCGGCTTGCAAAGGTTTTAATACATCGCCCCATAAAATGTTCTGCTGTGCCTCGTGTATGCGTTGTCGGCGTAGCTTCTCTTTCTGTGCCAGTACTGTGTCCCGCATCTCGTTGACGACCAAGCGTGGTGTCCCTTTATCGAGTAGCTTGGATAAATGATTGGCAAGCTCACGCTTCTTCAGCTTCATCAGCGTGGGGTATTGCAGGGGTGCTTCGTGTTCCATTGTGTGCCTCGTGGGTGTAAATCAATCATTATATCACAGGTGTTGATAATAACAGGACAAGCTGTCCGTGATTTTGCAAAGTATCTTCGCTATCGGACAGTCGCCACGCCTCATGACGTAAGGGTTTGTTTAAAAAGTGTACTGAGTATCTATGTTTTTGAAGGGGAGAAAGCCCCAACTTAAAAGTAAAAGTTTTTCTCCGCTTGCGTGGCAGGGCACGCATACAGACTAACTCTCCTATATATAAATATATATAAAAACATAGATTAATAGTACTGAATTTTAAAAAATCCCCGCCGTTGCTGGGCTAAACGCTGTCCGACTGCTTGGATACTTGTGAAAATCACGGAAGCCAAGATTTTGACCCCCGTTTTCAATAATAGGGTCACCGTGACCCGATTCTTGGTTAAAGCAACCTCATTTGTGTGCAGGTACGCTTAACTGCGTTCCATTCATCGAGGTCTGTGCGTAGCCGTGCCTTGGCTTGTAGGGCTTTCTTGTCCTTGCCCTCGGGTAGTCGTTCGACTATCTGGTCTCGTATCTCACGCAGTCGCTTGAGGGTGTCGATTTTGGTTTTGCTGTGCTTGGTGTATTTGTTTGGGTTCATGTTGGTTCTCCTTAGATGCTGAAGTTGTGGGCTTTGAGGAACGCAATGTCCTCGGGGGTTGCAAGGCACACGGCCATCATGTGCTTGTTGAGGTAGGTTTGCAGTTTGGCGCGGTTTGATGGTGAGGGCAGTTTGCGATATGCGTTGATGAGTTTGTGCATGGTGTTTCTCCTTGAATGATGATGAGAATGATTCGTGTTTGACAGGAAAAGAAATAGCGGTAGGACAACGCCGTCACACCGCCTGAGAAAAATCGGGTCACCGTGACCCGAAATTACAGACCAGCCAAGCGCATGAAGCGTTTCTGCTCTGCCTTGGTTAGCTTGGCATACTTCTTGGCAAGCTCTGCCACAGCGTCAGTCTCTCGTGCGCCACTCGATGCCTGCTCTCTGCGGGTTGTGCCCTCGAGCATGAGCATCACGTCACGAACTACGGTCTTTGCCGTCTCATACTTGGGGTGACTGCTCACGAGCTTGACTGCGCCCGATGACTCTGCGACTCGAAACTCTGCGCCTGTTTTCTTGCAAGCCCACTCGATAACAATGGGTCTACATTCCTCTGACGTTGCGTAGCCCGCAGCTTGCATACCCTCGATGAGTTTGACCCTTGCGTTTGCGAATTGGTCGAGTGCCTGAAATGCTTTAGCTTTTAACATGGTGTGTTCCTTTCAAGAACGAGTATCGTCGTAGGCAAAGTGCCCCGAACCGATACCTCTATTGTATGGAAGGGGTATTCGAGGGTACTACAAAGCCGTATAAACTGAGAACCTTAGACCCCACCTACCCCCCATCCCCCCATATACAGGGCGTACCCCCGTCACCATATGAACACTATTCCCCAGCCATTCTCCACAACTCAATTTAGTACTTTACAACTAATGCCCCACCCCAAAAAATTTTATAAAAATTTGTGTAAACCGTTGGACAAAACAGTTTAAGTTTACAAAGCCGCAGAATAAGTATTCAATCAAAAAAAAACCCCCTGACTTTCATCAGGGGGCTAAACGGTCGAACCAACAACCGAGGAGAAGCAACCGGCAACTGCTGTTGCGGTTGGCCAAAGGCCAATTCGCAACTTGCCCATCACTTAAAAAGTAGTATACACTCCGCGCATCGCAGGTACAAGGGACTTATGCGCCAATGTTAGATCACCTTATTTATTTTGAACCGGAAGTGGTTGCCCACTCTGGTAAACCTACGCCGCTTGAAAAAGAACATCCGGCGGACACTATCGACGCTAAAGTAAAAACAGCAGACTGGCTCAAGAGTTTAGGAGCCGCAGATACAGACACAGTAGTCAGCAACGCAGAAGTTCAAGCAGCACGGGCATCTTTTACAAACCTCGTGTCTTCAGCGCCAAGTGAAATCACGCACGAACATCTTGCGCAAATCAAAACGCCGGTTGCGGTACAGCATTTAGTTGGGATGCTGACTGCCTATGACTGGGAGTTTGTGCAGCAAGCTAAAGAACTTCGTGGCTATACAGTTGCCAAACTGTTGGAAGAATGCGAAAACCCCAGCGCTAATATCCGACTAAAAGCGTTGGGATTACTAGGTAAGGTCACTGAGGTTGGGTTGTTCACCGACAAGATTGAAGTTAAGAAAACTGACCTCACGGATGAGGAGATCGACCGCAAGCTCAAAGACAAGCTGGCCAAGTTCATGGGCGTACAAGACGCCGATGTTATTGAGGATATAGAAGAAGTTAGTACTCACACACAAGAACCTAATGAAACTGAACGATCTGACACTGAGTCCAACTGAGATTCAGGCTATCCAGAAAGCTCTCCCCACCATGAATTTGGCGGAGAAGGTGGAGCTCATGGAGATGCTGGAAGAACGTGAGAAGCGTTACAACGTCAACGCTGGTCGTACTAACATGATCGAGTTTTCTAAGTATGTCTACCCCGGATTTAAGGTTGGGCCACACCACAGGAAGCTGGCCAAGATATTTCAAGATGTGATTGAGGGTAAAAAGAAGAGAGTAATTATCAACATTGCCCCACGTATGGGTAAGTCCGAGTTCTCGTCTTACCTGTTCCCCGCGTTCTTCCTAGGTAATTACCCTAACAAGAAAATTATCATGGGGACGCACACTGCATCGCTGTCTGAAGACTTTGGTCGGCGGGTTCGTAACTTACTTGATGATGAGCAATACCATGAGCTATTTCCACAGACACTTGTTGCAGATGACCAGAAAGCTGCTGGAAAGTGGAGTACTGCTGCTGGGGGCCAGTATTACGCTGCTGGTGTTGGTGGTGCTCTTGCCGGTCGCGGGGCTGATCTCTTTGTTATCGACGACCCGCACTCGGAACAGGACGTAAAAGCAAACAGTCGTCTAGCGTTTGACACGGCGTGGAGTTGGTTCCAGACGGGCCCTTTGCAACGTCTGATGCCGGGCGGTGCGATCATAGTAATCATGACGCGCTGGGGGCCACTGGACTTAACTGGCAGACTCATACAGTATCAGGTGAGCAACCCCGACAGCCCACGCTGGGAGATTGTTGAGCTTCCCGCCATCCTGAACGAGAACACAGATAGAGAGAAATCCCTCTGGCCGGAGCAGTGGCCGCTGGAAGCGCTGAAGTCTGCCAAGTCCTCAATGGATCCCCGCTACTGGAACGCGCAGTATATGCAGCAGCCTACCTCGGATACGGCGGCGATCATCTCAAGGAAGCACTGGCGGATGTGGGAGGGCGACACACCACCAACTTGTGAGTACATCATCCAGTCATGGGACACGGCGCATGAAACCAAAACAACCTCCGACTATTCTGCCTGTACTACTTGGGGGGTCTGGTACAACGAAGAGGAGAACGACAAGCCCCAGCTTATCCTCCTTGACGCTTTCAAAGACCGAATCCCATTCCCAGAACTTAAACAAGTCGCCTTCAAGCATTGGAAAGAATGGCAACCCGATGCCTTCATTGTGGAGAAAAAGGCGGCAGGTGGGCCACTGATCCAAGAGCTTAGGGCGATGGGTATCCCTGTACAAGAATTTACACCGAGCCGCGGAAACGATAAGATGGTGCGTGTGCAGGCTATTGCGGACTTGTTCTCCTCTGGTATGGTGTGGGCACCTGACACACGCTGGGCGCGTGAAGTGATTGAGGAGGTTGCGGCCTTCCCAGTTGGCGAACACGATGACTTTGTGGACACGACCAGCCAAGCACTACTTCGATTCAGACAAGGCGGCTTCATCACGCTAGACACGGATGAGCCAGATGAACCACGATTTTTTAAACGTCGCTCTGCGGCGTACTACTGAGGTAAAAAATGGCAACCAATATAGACAAAGCTTTATATCAGCAACCCCAAGGCATGGAAGAACTGGCACAAGATGAAGATGCCATCGAGATTGAGATTATTGATCCTGAAGCGGTCAACATACACGCCGGTGACTTAGAGATAAGCATCCTCCCCGGCGAAGGCGAAGACGACTTCAACAAGAACTTGGCCGAGGACATGGACGATGGTGCGCTGTCTGCACTGGCGGGAGATTTGGCAGGAGACGTTGAACAAGATAAAGGCTCACGCAAAGATTGGGAGAAGGCCTACACAGAAGGACTCAAACTCCTCGGCCTTCAGTATGAAGAGAGAACAGAACCTTGGAACGGCGCTTGCGGCGTGTTCCATCCCATGATTACAGAAGCGGTTGTAAGGTTCCAGTCAGAAACAATCACTGAGCAGTTTCCAGCCGCAGGCCCAGTGCGTACAAAAATAATTGGTAAAGAGACTCCTGAGAAACAAGAGGCGGCGGTACGTGTCGAGGCTGACATGAACTATGAGTTGACAGAAGTTATGCGTGAGTTCCGCCCTGAGCATGAGCGCATGTTGTGGAGCTTGCCAGCTACCGGTTCAGCGTTTAAGAAAGTTTATTTTGATCCCAATTTGGGACGTCAAGTATCTGTGTTCATACCAGCGGAAGACATTATTCTGCCCTACGGAACGACCGATTTAGATACTTGCTACCGCTTGACGCATGTTATGCGCAAGACCAAGAACGAGATCATCAAGCTCCAGCAAGCAGGCTTTTACCGCGACATTGAGTTGCCTGACCCCAGCAAAGATCGGGACGACATCAAGCAGGCCAAGGATAAAGAAACTGGCTTCTCCGATATAAACGACGAGCGCTACACCCTGTATGAGTGCCATGTTGACTTGGTGCTTGAAGGCGATGAGGATAAAGACGACGACGGTGAACCTACCGGCGTAATGCAGCCATACGTAGTTACCCTAATAAAAGGAAGCAATGATGTCTTGTCTATTCGGCGGAACTGGAACCAAGATGACCC